ATATGCAGCCATAGACTTTGCATTCAGCCTCTCCAAAGAAGCTGATTACACAGCCATTGTGGTAATAGGCATAGACTGTAATAAGAACATATATGTCTTAGACATAGACAGGTTTAAGTCTGACAAGGCTCATGTATACTTTAAGCACATAGCAGCCTTACACTCCCGTTGGGGGTTTAATAAGCTTAGAGCTGAAGTGACAGTGGCTCAGACAGTCATTGTGAACAGCATCAAGGACTACTTGAAGAAGGAGGGCATGTCCCTTCCTGTTGATGAGTTTAGGCCTGGGAAGACTGAGGGAAGCAAGGAGGAGCGTATTAAGGCTTCTCTAGAGCATAGGTATGATAACCTAGAGGTTTGGCATTGTGAAGGTGGTTGGACTCAGCAGCTTGAAGAAGAGCTTGTCCTAGCACGTCCTCCTCACGATGACTTGAAAGACTCCCTAGCTTCTGCTGTAGATATAGCTGTGGCTCCAAAGCAGTCCAATAGGAATAAGATGGAAGACTTCTTTACAGGAGGTATACAAACCTCAAACCGTTTCGGGGGTGTGGCATTCCACTAACCTACATACAAGCCAGAGCCTACTTAAAGCAAGTGGGGGTCTGGCATAGAAACTTTACATACTATGAAGGCTGGGTGGTGCTAGATATGGCCCAAAGAGAATATAAGACGAGGAAAGACCAGTGAGTGACAAGGTAGCAGAAATTCAGCAGTCCACAGGGCAAGATGCAGAAGCTGCATGGGTTAGCCAACTGTGGGACAAGTTTAACCAACAGAGGAGAGATAAGATTGAGGAGTGGAAGGAGCAGGACTCTTATGTCTTTGCTACAGACACCTCCACTACAACCAACTCTACCCTCCCTTGGAAGAACTCAACAACCATCCCTAAGCTGTGTCAGATAAGAGACAACCTGTTCTCTAACTATGTCTCAGCACTCTTCCCTAATGACAACTGGGTGAAGTGGGAAGCATATAGCAGAGAGGATAGTCTTAAGGCTAAGTCAGAAGCCATTGAAGGCTACATGTCTAACAAGGTGAGAGAGACTAAGTTTAGGACAGAGATAGAGAAGTGTTTGTATGATTATATCGACAAGGGTAATGCCTTCGTCACCTCACACTTTGAAGCACGCTACAAGGAAGCCTCTGACGGGACAATCATCCCAGACTATGTAGGCCCGAGGGCTGGACGTATAAGTCCCTTAGACATTGTATTCAACCCCTTAGCAGCTACTTTCGATGATAGCTTTAAGGTGGTTAGAAGTATCAAGACCATAGGGGAGCTTAAGAAGCTAGCTGCACAAGACCCTGATCAACGCTTCTGGGAAGATGCTATTGAGCGTAGAGAGGCCATACAGAGCGTAGCTGGTGGCTACAGCATAGAGGACTTTGATAAGGCTGTACAATACCAAGCTGATGGCTTTGGTAATATGTATGAATATTACATGTCTGACTATGTGGAGATACTGGAGTTCTTTGGGGACTACCACGACTCTGCTACAGGCACACTACAGACAGACCGTATCATCACTGTCGTAGACAGATCTTATACAGTGAGGAATGAGGCTACACCAACATGGTTCACAGGAGCCAATATACGTCACGTAGGCTGGAGATTCAGGCCAGACAACCTATGGGCTATGGGGCCACTAGACAACCTTGTAGGGCTTCAATATCGCTTAGATCATCTAGAGAACCTAAAGGCTGATGCTATGGACTTAACAGTTCACCCACCATTGAAGGTGATTGGTGAAGTGGAAGAGTTTGTATGGGGGCCAGGTGTAGAGATAGCTATTGATGAGAATGGTGACGTACAGGAGTTAGGTAAGAACCTCAATGGTATTATGGCAGCAGCTAGTGAGATGGCAGCCATAGAAGACCGTATGGAGCTATATGCAGGTGCTCCAAGAGAAGCAGCTGGCATACGTACTCCCGGAGAGAAAACCCTTGGAGAAGTGATGCAGCTAGCTACAGCAGCTGGTCGTATCTTCCAGACTAAGGTGACTAACTTCGAAGTCAATCTCCTTGAGCCTTTGCTTAATGATATGCTAGAGTCTGCTAGACGTAACCTAGACATCACTGACATCATTCGTATCACTGATAGTGAACTAGGCATTCAGGACTTCCTGAGCGTCACTAGAGAGGACATTACAGCTAATGGTGTAGTTAGGCCTATTGGCGCTAGACACTTCGCTAAGCAGTCTCAGGACTTGCAGAACGTCATGACTGTATTCAACTCTCCTCTTGGTCAGATGATTATGCCTCACACTTCTGCTAAGGCTCTTACAGACTTCGTAGAGGATATTACAGGACTCTCTGGCTATAACATCTTCACCCCTAACGTTGCTGTATTTGAGCAGCAGGAAACTGCATCTCTAGTTAGCAGGGCAGGAGAAGAAGCATTAGTAAGGGACACTGCTCCTACAATGGGTGAGTGATGAAGACAACTTGGACTAAAGGTGTAGATAGTCAATTGGAGGCAGACATTAAGTCTGCTTTCAAGTCTGCTACAGTGGTGAGGGCTAGACTTACTGAGATATGCTCAGAGAAGATAGAGTCTGCTCTCACTACAAACAAGACACAGTATGACAATCCCAACTGGTGCTACCAACAAGCTGACATCATTGGCTATAGGAGAGCACTAGAAGAAATAGTAAGTCTTCTAGAAAAATAATTACCGGAAAAACTCAATATTTCTAGTATATAGTAGTATACTAAGAATATACAGCATATACATTATTATTTATATTAATAACATAACATAAAGGTTCTATATGGCAGACCAGCCTCAAACAGCATTTGGTAATAATCAACCGCAGGAAACCCCTGCACAACAACCTTCTCAAGAATCAGCTTTTACTAACCAGTTAAGTATGATTAAGAATGAGAATGGAGAGCAGAAATATAACGATGTCCCTAAAGCACTTGATGCATTAGCTCACTCTCAGCAGTTCATTCCTCAATTGAAGGATGAAGTTGCCTCTAAGGAGGCTGAAATAGCAAGACTAACAGAAGAGTTAAGCAAGAGAGCAGCAGTGGAAGACGTTGTAGATAAGCTCACTGCACAGCAGGCCCAACCTGAGTCTACCCCTCAAGTTAGTGGACTGAACGAGCAGGACGTACTAAACCTCGTTCAAAACTTCTCAGCACAGCAGTCAGCGCAGACGCAGGCTATGGGCAATGAGAAGCAAGTTAGTGATGCACTATTCAGCCAGTTTGGAGACAAAACACAAGAGGTGGTCTCTGCTAAAGCTACTGAACTAGGCATGACTGTCGATGCTCTTAAGAGCTTGTCACAGGCAAGTCCTCAAGCAGCACTTCAACTCTTCAATCAAGCTGGTGGTTCACCTGCTCCTAAGATGACTTCAGGTAGCGTGAACATTCCAACTGGCTTTCAGAAAGAAGAGGGCTTAGCCCCTCCAGAGAAATCTCTCTTACGAGGAGCCTCCACAAAAGATCAGATAGACTACTTGCACAAGATTCGTGACAAGGTTTATCAAAAACACAACGTAGAAATTTGAGGAATTAGAAATGCAGTTAACAACTAATACTACAGCGTTCATCGAACAGGAGATCTATTCAGACTTCATCCTGATGAACCTACATGATGGTTTGCTAGGTGAGCAATACTACCGTAACGTAGCAGACTTTGGTTCTGGTGATACAATTAACATCCCTACCATTGGTTCTGTAACAATTCAAGAAGGTACTGAGAACGAAGCCTTCACATACAACCCAATCGACACTGGTCGTATAACTCTTACTATCACTGATTATGTTGGTGATGCATGGTTCGTTACTGATGACATGCGTGAAGATGGTTATAACGTAGATGCTCTTATGGCAGCTCGTTCAGCTGAATCTACTCGTGCTCTACAAGAGAACTTTGAGACTCGCTTCTTAGCTACAGCTAACGCAGCACAGACTAATGCTAACGCTAACACCATTAATGGCTTTGCTCACCGTATCGGTTCAGCTGAGACTAACGACATCTTCTCTACAGCACACTTAGTATCTATGCGTTTAGCTTTCGACAAGGCTAACGTACCAATGCAAGGTCGTGTATTCATTGCTGACCCAGTAGTTGAAGCAACTCTTAACAACCTAATTACAATTACCAATGATGTAACACCTTTCGCAGAGTCTATCTTGCGTGGTGGCATAGCTTCTGGTATGCGTTTCGTAGGGAATCTATACGGCTTCGACATCATCTTGTCTAACCGCCTACCAACTGGTAACTTCAGTGATGGTACTAACGCTGTTACAGGTGCTGTAGCTAACATCTGTATGTGTGTACTAGATGATCAGACTAAGCCTATTATGGGTGCATGGAGACGTCAGCCACGAGTTGAAGGTGAGCGTAATAAAGACCTACGCCGAGATGAGTTTGTTGTAAGCTCTCGTTTTGGTTTAGGTGCTCAGCGTGTTGACACGTTAGGCGTAATCATTACATCAGCTACAGCGATTGCATAAGGAGAAGAACAATGGGTTTTGAATCAAATACAGGCCTAGGCGTAAACAACCACTACGGTGAACGTCAAGTGGGTGGCTTTAAGGGCGGTGAAGCTCCTTCAGCTGGTGCAGAGAAAGAGATTAGTGTCAACTTTGATGGCAGTTCTACTGGTGTTAAAGTTGAAGTTCCAGCTGGCGCTATTGTGACAGAGATTGTAGATTTCTTCACAGGCTCCATCTCAGCAGCTACAGTAGGTGCACAAGACATCTCAGCTGCTAACGGTGCAGTGGCTAATTATGTAACAGTTACTACAGCAGCTGACTTGACTGTCACTGGCCCAACAGCTGGTACAGCAGTGGTTAAATACTTATACGTAGTGTAAGCTATGTGAGTCTTTAGGGGAGGAGGAGAGTAATCTTCTCTCCCTTTTTTATTGTCCGGAGGAAATGAATGGCCAATATACAACATAGAGAGATACCAGAGGCACAACTACATGAACCTAAAGGTGCTTCCACTTCAGTAGTAGGACAAGTCCTAACATCGGCAGGGGGTTCCTCTGGCTGGGCAGCTCCAGTAGATCAAGTAGCTTCTATGGCTGTCGAGAGACTTCTTGATGCATCGAGCACAGCATCTACACAACTCCCATCTGCCCTAGACAGTCCACTACAACTTGAGTTTGGAGCAGCCCAGTCTAACGACTATGTATCTGTCTCTGCTAGTGGAGCCTTGACAATAAACACTGCTGGCCTCTATCGGTTAAAGGTTAACGCAGAGATAGGCAGGACTGGTGGGTCAGGCACCTCACACATCTTTCTCAGAGCCCTCGTAAATGGGACTCAAGCTGGGCGGTCGGTCTTCTACCTTTTGTCAAACGCAAATGATAACAAGAGCTTCACAGATGAGGCTTGGCTAAACCTTCCAGCTGGCACAGTGATCACTTATGAGATTATGCGAGATAGTGCTGGTCATGATTCAGGGGGCTTATACGCAGCCTCTGCTACTACCCTTGCTTGGAACGATGCACCTACAGCAGCACTCCGAGTAGAGAGGTTTGTGTAATGTTTTTCTAGGGGGAATGGGATGAAGCGTACGCTTTTAGACATGGTGGGGGAGATTTTGAGTGACCTCGATTCTGATGAAGTGGAGTCTATTGATGACACTGTTGAATCAGAGCAAGTGGTACTAATACTCAAATCAACCTACTATGCAATGATGAGTAATAGGGACTGGCCTCACTTAAGACGAGCCATCCAGATAAGTAGTTTAGGAGACACAACTAAGCCCACACACATGAAGATACAAGATGGTGTGAAGGAGTTGTGCTTCCTCAAGTATAATAAAGAGAAGGTGGGAGCTTCTAAGAAGGACTATGGCAGTGTTGAGTATCTACAACCAGACCACTTCTTACATAAGACTAACCAAGAAGATAGTAGTAGTGTAGATGTACAGACAGTTGTAGACACTGGTGGTATAGAGGTGTTAGTCCGCAGTGACAGAGCACCAACCTACTACACCAGCTTTGATGATGAGTATGTATTGTTTGACAGCTTTGACAAAGGAGTGGACGCTACACTACAAGAGTCTAAGATACAGGCCATGGCTTATGTCATGCCAGAGTGGTCATCAGCAGACGACTTCATACCAGACCTTCCAGAGAATGCCTTTACAGCATTAGTGGAAGAGGCTAAGTCTAAGGCTGCTCTACGTATTGGCCAGAAGGCTGATGAGAAGGCAGAACAAGAAGCTGGTAGACAGAACAGATGGCTAGCAAGAAAAGCTAGACGAATTAATGGTGGTATTCAATACCCAGACTACGGACGTACAGGAAGAAGATAATGGCAGAGTATTTAGGTTATGATATTGTTAATGCAGATGGTAACAACTGTAGACTAAAACGTATTAAGTCTATTGGTAAGGGGTCCATCCCAATGGTATTGACAGGTCTGTACACTACAGAGTCAGATGCTATGAAAGCCATTGACAACCAGAAGTCAAGTGAGAAGGTGATTAGGAATGCCAAGAAGCAATCAAACGGGTGAGTTTAACACGTTTGTAGGGGGCCTTATAACAGAGGCCAGCCCTCTTACGTTTCCAGAGAATGCCTCCATTGATGAGGCCAACTTCATTCTTAACAGAGATGGCAGTAGAGAGAGACGCCCTGGCTTTGACTATGAGGCAGGGCTAGTCCCCTTCCCCATTTCGTATGTAAAGTCTCCTATAGGGGATGTGGTTGTAAGCGTCTTTGAGTGGAACAACGTAGGAGGTGTAGCAGGAAAAACCTTCATTGCTTGTCAAGTGCATGATAAGGTATATTTGATAGACAGAACAGATGAGGCTCTAAAGGCAAGTTCTGGTGTAAAGGACAGCCTGCCACTAGACACCACTAGCGTAGTGCCTCGAAAGGCCTCCTTCTCCTCTATTGATGGCAAGCTTATTGTAGCTTATGGTAATAGTACGATTAAGGTGGTAAGTTATGACAGTGACTTAGACACTTTCTCTACAGAAGACAAGATGTTAAAGATAAGAGACTTGTTTGGTGTGGCAGACCCTTTCACCTTTGATGAAGGTGGCCCTAGTGAGGAAGTGAGAGACCTTCTCTCTCCTGAGTACATCAACTACAGGCCAGACACTACAGACGACCTCCCTAACCACATGTACAACTTACGCAACCAAGGTTGGGCTGCTCCTAGACTTAGGTGGGACGATTTCGGTGTCCCCTCAAGAAAGACAGACCCAATTGAGGAATTTAGGACAGAGGTTATGTCGGGCTTGCCAGATGCCGACAGGGGCTTACCCTCTAACGCAGACTCAGTAGCCTCCTACCTCTACCCGAACACTAGCTTAGATCATGCGGTGACAGACAAGACTTCTGAGAGGTTTGATAACTACTCGGCTGGGAACCAAGAGCCTCCAAAAGCAAGAGCAGCTTTTGGGCATTATATTATTGACCTCCTGGACAGAGGGCAGTCTAGGCAAGTTGAGTATGGCAGAGGATGTAACCCAGATACTGGACTATATACCAACGCTAATCCAAGGATGACTCCTACATCCGTTGAGTTTGAGACCCCAACAGTAGCCTTGCCTACAGACAGGACAGGGGGTGGTATCAACGTAGCGGCTGAGTTTGCAGGAAGGGTTTGGTATGGTGGCTTCTCTAGTGAGGTGGTGGATGGAGACAACCAGTCTCCCAACCTAGCTTCCTACCTATTCTACAGCCAACAAGTGCAACATGACTCTCAGATAGGACACTGCTACCAAGAGGGAGACCCTACCAGCGCAGAGGCTCCAGACATACTAGACACTGATGGTGGATTCATACGCCTCTCAGGAGCTTACAACATACAAGCCATGGTAAATGTAGGCTCTGGTCTCTTAGTGTTTGCAGAGAACGGTATTTGGCTTGTTGGCGGTAGTGACAATGGTACGTTCAATGCTAACAACCAAAGTGTGTCTAAAGTAACAGAGCATGGGACAATATCAGTAGCCTCTATTGTCCTTGTTGACGGTACACTTATGTATTGGTCAGAGGATGCAATATATCATTTAAAGACTAACCAAACGGGAGGCTATGTTGCTGAAGAGGTTAGCGTAAACATACGAACCCTCTACCAGAGCATATCTGACAGAGCCAAGGCATTATGCCAAGGCATCTATGATCCGTCCTCTAAGAAAGTTAGGTGGGTGTATAACAACATAGATAATGGAGAGCGTACTACAGAGCTAGTATTTGATATTGTCTTAGGAGCCTTCTACCTAGCTATTATAGAGAACAATTTAGGTGTCTCTAAAATACCTACAGCTCCTGTACAGGTAAGTCCATATAGCTTAACAGTGGTGGGGCTTAATGTATTAGCAGGGACTAATGACGTAGTGGTTGGAACAGATGATGTTGTGACAGATGCAGAGCTACTGTCAGGTGGTTACAGGTCTACTTCCTACCTAACTCTCGTTAATAGTGAAGACGTAGACAACACATCTATAACATTCTCTAACTATAACAATGTAAGCTTTAAGGACTGGGGGACAGAAGATGCTCCTGCTCACATGCTTACAGGCTACATAGGAACTGGAGATAATGCTAGGTATAAGCAAGTGCCTTACATCTACTTCCACCTACTACGGACAGAGGATGGCTTTACAGACAATGGAGATGACTTCATAGTCAATAATGAATCTTCCTGTAGAGTGCAGGCTCAGTGGGACTGGACTAACTCTCCTTCATACGGTAAGTGGGGAAAAGAGTTTCAAGCTTATAGGTATAAGAGACGCTATACCCCAGAGGACGAGACTGATACTTATGACTATGGTACTTCTACTATTGTCACTAAGAATAAGTTAAGAGGGAGAGGACGTGTAGTTAGTCTTCTTATTAACTCTGAGCCGGAAAAGGACATGAAACTTTTGGGTTGGAGCATGAATATAAGTAGTAATACTAATGCCTAGACAAACCTTCTTACACACCTCTGACTACCACATTGAGTGGGAGATAATAGGGAATGAATGTCATGTTCATTGCACTGTAGAGGTGTGGAGTAAGTCTGTGTTAAGGCAAATGTATGTAGAGTTTGTCAAGTTAAAAGAACATGTAAAGGGGATGGGCTATAGGCACATGTATAGCAATTCCCCCAACCCAAGGTTTTGTAGACTCTTCGGAGCTAAGTCCCTTGGAGTAATTAAAGAAGGTTATGAGGTGATGGTATGGGAGACAGTACAGATTTAGGGAAGGCAGGACTTGCTGCCATCTCTCTAGGTTCTATTAATGTGGCAGATGAAACATTCTTTGCTGGTGGTAGACGACAAGCTAGATCAGAAGAGAGGGCTGTTGGTAGAGAGAAGGAGGCACGAAGAGTAAGTGCTGCTCAACAAGAGAATGAGAGACAAGCTGCTATTAGACAGCAAGTAAGACAAGAGAGAATTAGACGTGCTCAGGTAGTGAGTGCTGCTGAAGCTGCTGGTGTTAGTGGCAGTAGTGTAGAAGCCTCCACCATTGGTAGTGGTCAAACCTTGGCAGCTGCGGGGCAAGCCTTTGCTAGTGGTGCTACGTTGTCTGCTAATACACAGACAAGCCTCTTACAAGGAGCAGCAGACTTTAGGGCTGAAGGTGCAGGGGCCATGGCACAACAGCAGATGTTTAAGTCAGCTTTTGACTTAGGTGTAAAGGCCGTTACGGCAGGTGCAGGCTAGGAGTTAATATGACAGATTTAGCTAAGTTTGGGAGTGTTGAGGGGGATGATTTAAGCTCCTTCTCGGCCCCTCCTGTAGAGAAGTCAGTGGTTTCTGAGGCTTCAGACAATACAGTGGCTGCCCAAGGTGCGTTGATGGCAGGTACAGAGAAGGAGTTGTTAGCCACTTTCTCCTCTCTCTCAAACCTCCCTGCGCAAGAAAGACAAGCAGGTATGGACAGTATTACAGATAGAGTGCATCAGGATAGTGTCCGAATGAGCCAGAACCTAGCTGCTCAAATGACTCTTAACCCAGACCTATCTACAAAAGAAGTAGAGGGGTTAGTGAGAGGCATGGCTAGTCTTCAGACAGAGAAGCCAAACTCAATGGACTTAATGTCTAAGGAGTTGGGTGTTAAGCCTGATGGGGATGAAGACCCTGTTTCTGAAGACATTCGGATAGATGCAGTAGCTATTAGTGATGAGATTAATGCTACCCTCCGTGAGAGGCAAGCCTTATTAAACGGCAACCTTCTCTCTACAAGCACTGGTGGGCTACACGCATTGGCAGACTTTGCAGAGATAGTAATTCCTTTCTCTGAGAGCTTCATCACTGAAGAGACTGTTAGGAAGATGCGTGGGGGCAGCGTAGGGGCTGCTGTAGAGGCCTTCTCTCTTCTTGGAAATGCTAAGGTAGGACTAAGAGATTACAGAGCTAACCTGGGGCATGCAGAACAGAGGGAGTTTGACAGAAAGCTGGCTGAAGTGGTGAATGCTTCTGAAGGTATCGTGTTTACAAATGACAATGACCTAGCTCAGAAAGACTTGTTTATGTCCATTGTAGATGGCAACTACTATGGCCCCATTGACCAAGGTATTGATAACATCATTGGCATCTTGGACTTAGTGGGTTTTGGTGGTGCACTGAGGGGCACTAAGCTGGCTGCTAAGGCATCCACCCTCTCTAAGGTGGGAGTAAGGAAGCTTAGAGCTAAAGTGCAGCCCTCCTCCCCTTCTAAGGTTGCTGCGGAAGTAAACCCAGACGAGGCACGTAAGTTACAGGCAATGGCTGAAGCAGATGAGTCAGGAGAGGTTGCCAAAACTACCCATGGGACTACACGAGAGGAAGTTGTTGTAGACGCAGAAGCACCTCAAGTACGGACAGAGGACGGTAGCGTAGAGAGTAAGCCACATGACTTAGCTCGTTATGTAGAAGATTTTATACACAGTGGGCGTATAGACTTAAGTCCTGATGAGGTGCTAAGTGCTCAACGTAAGGGTGTAGAGCGAGTACAAAGAATTAATGGCCTGACCAACCGTACCAATATGGCTCAGTATAAGAGTCCTCAGTTAAATGAAGATGGGACAGCTGTCTACCAGAATGTGTATGGCCCAGCTGATAGCTCCTATAAAACTCCACAGCAAGGTATTGACAATACATTGTTTGCCCTTAGAGATTACGGGGTAGAGGAAGCAGACCTAACTGTCCTACGTAAGGTGGGGGATGAGTACCTACCAGTAACTGTAGAGGAAGTAGAGGCTCGTAATGCTATAAGGGCAGGCCTAGTTAAGAAGAAGAAGAAGCTCCCTGAAGAGTTCAAGAAAGCTAACATGAGAGATGATTACTTAGTACAAGTTAACTTCGAGCATGACTTTGACCCAATGGATGTTGAGTGGGACAGGCTACAGGTGAAGAGAAACTTCTTCGACCGTATTCCCTTCTTCAACCAAGCTAAGAAAGGTAAGTCATCTGTACAGAGACATCTCTTAGACATACACTCAATGCTAGACCCTCGCATCACTCTTGGTGCTAACGTAGCAGTGGAGAGAGCCTCTTCCATTGAGACAGCTCTCATTAAGAATGCAGAAGCATTCGTAGCTCCTTTTAACAAGCTTGACAGTGAACGTCAAGTGGCTCTCATGGAAGTGATTAAGAATGATAACTTCTCTGGCACTAAAACTCCTTATAAGACATTAAAAGCGAAGGGGTATAGTGAGGAAGAGATGGGGTTGTTAGACAAGTGGAAGGACTCTTGGGATCAGCTATACCACCTAGAGAACCTAGACTTAGTTAAGTCCCTTAAGGCAGGGGGCTATCAACGTTTTGTAGATAAGTCTAACAATACAGAGTTAGTGGCTCGTAGTGTAGGAAAGGTCAATACAAAGGGAGTTGGAACTGTATATGACTCAGCTCTAGGCAAGACTGTACGGATGTCTCAGAAAGAAGTAGAGGACTTGTACGAGTCTGGTGGTACATTAGCTATACTACGTAGTGCAGAGAAGGTGGATGGAAAGGACTTTGATCATGTCCTAGTACGTAATAAGCAGAACCAATCTATGCTTCAAGACTTGCAGGAAACTGACCGAGTGTTGAACTACAGAGAAGGCTACTACACAGTACGCTATAAAGATCCTCACATTATTATTAAGAAGGTGAAGGATAGTGAAGGGAATGTTATCCGGACACAGGCAGTTAAAACAGCAGCTACAAAGAAAGAGGCTGAACTTGCTACAGTGAATATGAACCGAGGTAATAACGACCTTACAGTTGAGTATGGTTTCAGGGATAATAAGGACAGAACAGTAGGTCAGATGGAAGATGATCAGTGGGAGATAAACAGCTCTATTGGGAGAACCTCTCAGAGGCTCCGTGGTGAACGTCTAGGATCTACTGATACAAACATACAAGGGAATGGCTTAGGGGCCGTAGAGGGGCCAGCAGATGCCTTGCTGAACTCAGTACGCTCCATCTCTAGACGAACAGCCATGAGAGATTACATAGAACGTTATAAGCAACGCTTTATGGATGAGTATAGTGAGTTGGTTAAAACTGATGTAACGACAGGGAGACAGGTGTTCCCCAGTAAGGCTGAAGACTTTAAGGCTGAAGAGGCTAGCAGTAGTAAGAGACTAGCAGATGCCCGTACCAACCTTGAATATATTAACTACCTAGAGAATGGTTACAGAAATGGACTGGATGATAGTTGGAAGGCAATGCTTAATGGGATGGCTGACATTATTGGTGGTAAGACAGCTCATGGTGAAAGAGCTATACGTGCTATAGTTGATGAAGTGCAGAGCCCTACAACCTGGTTTAAGGCAAGGGCATTTGATGCTTACTTAGCCCTCAACCCACTACGTCAGTTTGTTGTACAGGGACACCAAGCCTCTCTACTAGCAGCCAACTTCACCAAGTATGTTGTAAGTCAAAAGCTTGCTAGAGATACAGCAGCGATACACATGGCAATGATCACTGGAGACAAACTTAAAGATGTCAAAGGTGTTGAGAAGTTCATGGGGATGTCTGCTGACGAAGCTCTGGCCTTAGCTGAAGAGTATCGGAAGACAGGGTTTGACGCTTCTATTGACAGGAACAATCTAGTTGAAGCTGGACTGGATCATCTCGTAGATACTGAGAACTTTAGCAGGATAAAGAAGGTGCATAAGGCTGTTGTTGGAACTAACCGTAAGATTGGTTTTGACGCAGGAGAGCGTATTAATATTATGTCTTCTTGGTTAGCTCATAGGAACAGAGCCCTAGAGGGAGGTAAGGACTTAGCTAGTAAGCGTGTAAGAGATGAGGTTATGGCGAAGGCTCGTAACTACACCTTCAACATGAATGCTGCTGGTGACATGCCTTATAATAAGAATGCCCTAGCTCTTCTGTTCCAGTTTATGCAAGTTCCGCACAAGGCTATGTTACAAGTAACTAACAGGGCTTTGTCTCGTACAGAGAGGGCTAAGTTAGCTGCTTACAATGCTGTAGTGCTGCCAATGCCAGTGGGCATAGGCTACTCTATCATCTCTAGCTTGGAGATAGAAGACGAGCAGACTAGAGACTTTATAGCTAATGGACTAGAGGGCTTCCTCTTCAACGAGTTAGCACAGTCTATGTTTGAGGATGACACAAGAGTGGACTTCTCAAGCTTAGCAGCTGTAGACCCTAATGCCCCTCTAGACCTAATACATGGCCTCTTAACTACAGACGTGGGGGAGATATTAAGTAATGCCCCAGCCCTAAGTCTTTGGTCAGGTTACAACCCTCGTGCCACCAATATCATCACTGAGACGTATAAGTTTGTGACAGAGCCTGAGAGTGAAGATGAGATGACTAGCATGGAGTTGATGAAAACCTTTGCTTCTTTCTCTTCTGGTTATATGAACCTAAGTAAGAGCTTTAGAGAGCTATTCGTGCAAGAGTATGATAGACGTTACAACTCTTCAGCAGGAATTACTGACATGGCTATCACCACTCCTGAGATGTTGGCTAAGTCTTTGGGCTTTGGTAGTCTACAGGAAGCGTACTCAAGAGAGACTAAACAACACATCTATAAGGCTTCCAAAGAGGCTCGGGATGATGTTAAGCAGCTCTACTTGGCACAGAAGCAAGCTGGTGCTAGAAAGGGAGTTAATGTGGATCAGGATGAGTTCCAGCAGCACATGCTTAGGGGATTTTGGGCAGCCACTAGCTTTACTACAGGTCAGCAAGAGGAGTATATGAAACTTCTTATGAGGGATGTTAGTCAGGGTGATGATGGTGTTCTAGGCCTTATACAGAGAAATTTAAACTACACTCGAACTGAGGATATTATGGAAGCTGCACATGGTGCTGGTGTCTTTGATGAGGTTGGAGAAGTGATAAAATATATACAATCAATAGAACAAGTGGGAGATGAGTAATGACATTTGAGGCCAGTAGGTTTGGAGCTGAAGAAAGACAGCTTAGTGATGTGGAAAGTGTCCAAGCTCCTGTACAAGACAACTCTAAGGCTATGGAGATCTCAGCTTTTGCACAAGGGGTTAGCAGTGCAACACAAGCAGGGGCCAGCATAGCTAGGATGGGACAGGTTACACAGCAGTCAGCTCAAGAGGCTGCTGTCCTCGGGCAAGAGAAAGACTTTGAGAGAGAGCTACTAAAGGCGAAGAGCTTGGCTGACAAGCATGGCTCACAGTCTATAGCTTTCAACACGTTCTTGACTAACACTTTTGCTAACTCTTCACTAGACTTTAATAGTAAGACTAAGATGATGAAGGGATTTCAAGCTACAGTGTTAGGCAAGACTTTTACTGAGCTTAGTCCAGAGGAGAAGGCCTTTAAGAAAGTGAGGGAGGATGCTGTCATCAGTGGTTTTGTGCTAGAGACAGATACCCCGGAGGAGATAGAGGAAGGACTAGACGAGTATAGGCAGTTTGTCACTCAGGCTAGATTAGACACAGAGGCTTCAGCTGCCATCTCAAGGAAGAGGGCTCAAGTAGGGCTTACAACGGATGAAAGGAATTTGGCTGATAAGGAGATGGCTGATAAGAACTACACTGCCATAGCTAACTTAGCAGCCAACCACCGAACCCCCACTAAGAATAAGGTGAGACAAATAGTTGCAGCTTACACTTCTGGGCACATTGACAGGAAGGCAGCAGAGGCTCAACTACAAGCAGCGAAAGGGGAAGTGGGAGCAATTGTGTCTCAACTCTCTCGTAACGTCCCTCCTGCACAAGTTGAATCTCTAGCTAAGCCCCTGTTAGGGTTATACGATGTAGCTCTTGCTAACCTAGACAGCACTACCTTGCTAAGAGAGGTGGAGAACGGCAACAAGCTGATGATTGCTACAACTCAACGTAACCAACTAACTGCTGACCCAGAGTTAGTAGAGTTGGCCTCTATCTCTAGTCTCTCTGGGAATAACAACCCAGCAATTGCTGCTAAGATGAGTCAGAAGTCCTTACAATTCTTAAAGCAAAACAGTGATACAAAGGGGGATAAGGTAGTAGATGTTACAGAAGTTAGCGAGGACATGGACACATACCTAGGTAGCCTTACTGATGGGATAGACAACCTTACACGTTTAGATTTTGGTGGTCAGCCATTAGCAGACTTGCAAGAGCTTACTACTAATGTTGACAATACGTTGAAAGGAGCTAACCACTACATTAATGCTGAAGACAAACCAAGCCAGAATCAAAAGATATTGGAGTGGTTAGCTCAGCCTCGTGTGGGTACTTTTGTCAAGGACAACCTCAACAGCCTAACCCCTACAGCAAGGTTAAGCTTGACAGACACCCTTATCAATAATGCTACTAACTATGTCTACCCAAAGGTGCAGGAGCTTGTAGACTCAGAGCTTAAGTCTGAAGGGCAGCGGTTTGGTGTAAGTGAAGACGATATAGAGATGGACAGTAGTGGGGGGCAAGTGGTATTTAGAGCTAAGACTTCTGACAATTGGGCTCGTAGTGTAGCTGCTAAGATGAACAGGGAAGTGGGTGGTGCACTGACCACCTATTTTAATGCTATGGGGAATGTGTCTGGAGATGGATTCTCCACTACATTTGAAAGAGAGAGAGCCAATCTTTGGCCTAGTAAGTATGGTGAAGCAGTTGTTGATGGAGTGGAGGACTCCCAACAGTACCAAGAGGGGAAGGAGTATGTCGACGAAAATGGTGACGTATGGCTTTACAATGGCACTGATTTTGAAGCTAGGGGGAGCAGTGATGGAGGTTGAGAAATGTAGACCTGTAGGTAAGCTCACTCTTGTAGAAGCTAGAGCAGAGGAAGTGAGGCGTAAGCCTGTAGGCAAACTCACTTTAAAAGAGGCAGCTCCTGTGGGGGCTCTTGCCCCTGCTGTTGCAGAAGAGCAGATAGTGGGGCAAGAGGTTATAGACCACCTTAAACTTAGAGAGGGAGTGGAGAGTAAGTCTTATAACGACACCCCTGGTAAGTTGACTGGTGGTGTAGGGCATTTACTATCCAGAGAAGAACAGGCTCTCTACCCAGAAGGCACTCACATCCCACAGGAGGTTGTTGATGGTTGGCTTAAGGCTGACTCTACTAAGGCCTATAAAGCCGCTCAGAAGCAAGCACAGGAGCTAGGGGAGAGCAATGAAGAACTAATAACGGCCCTCACCTCTGTCAACTTCCAACTAGGAACCAATTGGAACAAGATTCACAAGAACACTTGGAAGCTTATGAAGAAAGGGAAGTATGAGGAGGCCGCACAAGAAGCTGCTGACAGTAAGTGGAATGAGCAAACTCCAGTGAGAGTGGAAGACTTCCAACAAGCACTCCAGAGCCAAGCAGAGGTCAATAGATATAAGTCAATGGATGATGGTGTGTATGAAGACCCAGAAAGTGGGGAACGTTTTGAAGTGAAGGGTGGTAGGAGGAGATAGCATGGCTACACAATACAAGAAGCTGGCAGACTCAAGTGATGCCCTTCTAATCAAGGAAGCTATTGACAGCCTCTCTAACGTCAACTTGACCACTGACATAGAGGCTACTATAGGGGAGCTTGTAAGAGAGCTTAGAGAGGCTCGTATACAGCGAGAGGGGGAGATAGAGAAGGTGGTGCAGGGATTGTCTCACACACCTCCTCCCCCCTTAGATGTAGAGGGTCTTGTAGAGAAGATATTTAAACTAACTAACAAAGTGGAGGTGAAGCCCACATACACCTTTAAGATAGAGAGAAATGGAAGTGGAACCCTAACAGGCATCATAGCAACACCAACAACTTAACACCCATATACATACAATAGGAAGACATAACATGGCAGCAGGCGACATCACTTGGTTCAACGAAGCACGAGCATTAGATTACTTTGCAGGTTGGGCTACAACAGATGATATTAAAGTGGCAGTGTTAGATAACACGACAGCCCCAACAGCAGCAACAGCCACCCCAGCTCTTGGTGATTTTACAGAAGTGGGGGCAGCTGGTACATACACAGCAGGGGGAACATCACTAGGTAATTGGACAACAGTCTGGAGTGAGAATGCTGGTACAGGGACTATGGACTCAGCAACCAATCCAACATGGGCTCAAGATGCAAGCAACGATACAGATGCTCATTGGGGACTCATATACAACGCTACTCAAGCAGGCTCTCCAGCTATCGCTTTTGTAGAGCTAGGAGGCCCGATAGATATGTCTGCTGGTTCATTGACTATCACATGGAATGCTACAGGTATTACTACACTGACTGCTCCATAACCTAATTTAAAGTAATTATTTAAACCCAATTTAATACCATACATAAAGGAAACCCCACATGGCTGACTTAATTTTTAATGTAGCGAAAGGTCAAGACAAAACCTTCTTTTCAAATGTAAACGCTAACACTCCTGCAAACTCTGCAATTACTCTCGTAATCCTTCAAGCGTCAGAATTAGACGGAACACTCCGAGACTATGCAAACCTATCATTGTTACTAGCAGAGGCAGGAAACACTGAAGCTACTTTCACAAACTACGCACGTAAGGAACTTACGGACTCTGATGGGATGACCGTTACGGTTGATAATGGTGCTGATACATTAGTGATAGATATACCAGACCAAATATGGACAGCAGCAGGTGGGGCATCTAATAACTCTCTTACTAAGTTGCTGGTTTGTTATGATGACGATACAACTGGTGGGGATGATACCAATATTATTCCCATTTATGCGTATGACTTCGTAGCCACCACAAACGGTGAAAACCTCGAGGCGCGTCCAGCAGCTGGCGGCCTGTCTTCACAGTAAGGGGAATGTTATGGCTCAATATGTTTTTGATGCAAGAAAGTACCCAGTAGGGACGCGAATGAGTGATCTCGGTTGGTGGTCTGATTCCAATGGCAGTGACTACGAAGTTGTACAAACTGGAAGTCATCCCCCTTATTGGAGGTCACTGACTGTAATGATGGGTACATTTATGTCGGGTAACGCCACATACTCAGACTGCGAAATACTTATCGGTAAAACGTCAGCAGCTAACAACTACAAGGCTACTTCCGGGGCTACTATCGAGGCTCACGGGCACAAGATTTTTCTTGCGCAAACTTCAACAGATATAGGCAATTCACTTCAAAGTAACTTCAAAAGTATACTAGCTGAGGGGACTACTACTAACAACTATGAAATGGTCACAGCTGGCGTGACTACCACTAAAAACGTAACCCCTAGTCCGATTTTTAGTTCTTTAGGCGTGGGTTTTCGTTTACAGTTAAATGCAACTGATGCTTCTTATAAATTACGTGTTTGGTATAGCAATACCCTAGAAGCGTCAGAGAGTAGTGATTGGAATGTAGAAGGTAGCACTCAGGTAACACCCGGAACACCGTACTCTATTACTGGGCCTGCTTCTTTTGGGAACGCAGCCACCGATGCTTCCGCTTTTAATTTTATAGCAATAGGGACAGATGGTGATCCTGCGCCTTGGCCTGACGAAGCTTTAGTACTTTCAACACCTACTGTACAAGCAACGGATTTAACTGGAACTACGGCAACTATAAGCTGGAGCTAAACTATGGCAATCACTTATAATTACAGTTACAATATCGTAGGTGATGCACATGGGGCAGTAACAAATACTGCCTCGACCAGTGCCGCACTTACAGGTTTAACACTTGATGCAAACTACGAGGTAAGGGTTCAAAGTGTAGATGATCAGAGTGGTGTCATTTATTACTCCTCTTATGACGAGGTAACGTTTACATCTTCGGCTCAACCTGTAAGTATAAACCTAGCTGCGATCACTCATAGTTCCTCGCTGAACCCTGTTGAGTTGAGCAATACACCTACAATATTCTTAGGTACTGTAACACCTACTCTTACTTTGGAAGCTACTACCCCCGTTGTGATTTTTACTGGGCCTACCTATACCCTGAGAGTTAATCACATTGAAGGTACAATTTCATATATAGATGGTATTGTAACTAATAGCTATAACCTTACAGGTCTTATCCAAAACGACAATTATGAAGTAAGTGTACGACCCACAGATAGATCGGGTACAGTTGAATACCCACAAGTGTATTCCGCAGTCCTTGCATTTGCATCTGACGCACTACCTTGGGTTGATTTAGGCAGTATCACACCTAACGTCATTTTGAATGAATTGGCTGTATCGCTGGTCGAGCCTGTCCAAATTAACTTAGGTAGTTTAAACCTCACACCTACATACAATGCAGTAGTTGCTTATACACCTACAACAGTTACTGTGGATTTAGGTTTAATACCCCTTGCACCTGCCCCCGGATCGATACAAGCGTTCCTCGCAAGTTTAACCGCGTATAACCTCAAGGTAGTCCACGAGGGTGGAGATACAACTTTCTACAATAATATAACTAGCGGTACGTACAATTTAACAGGACTTATACCAAATGAAACTTACACAGTTGGTGTAGAACCAGTTAATAAGGAGCTTGATCATAATGGCGTAACTTACTTTGTAATTTACAATCACTCTCTAACTTTCGTTTCTGAGCTAAGAAATGAAGTCAATATAGAGTTAGGTACAGCCTTAAGTACGACCACTTTAACCCCGCTCACAGTATGGGACAGAATTCTCCAGATAGTTAACTTTGCATATGATAATAATGGGGAGGATTTCACGGTTACAGGTGAAGGGTTACCTAACATCCAAGAGATGACTATTACAGTTGATGGGTTACCTATGGTAGTTGCCTTAGACGGCACACTCTTCACAGGTACATTAGAACAAATACCACTGTTAATAAATAGCATGGAAGAATTAGATGGCCACCAGACCTTGTACGCTGGTACAACACTCATAGAGGTAAGATAGAATGTCAACTTTTAGTCAAATACAAACAGATAACTCAGGAGCTATACCAGCAGATACAGACCTGATCGTAGTAGAGAAGGCAGATGGGAACCCGGCAGCGTATACTTTACTGGAACTAGCAGCCCACGTTAATGGAATAACTTTTCCCCAATGGCAAACTGATGCAGCACATGGCGCACTTCTGAGGATTAACATTGCTTCTCAGCCTCATGATGGAGGGGTAGTTCCTTTTGATAAAATAGTTAGGGATAATGGGTTCTATACAGCACCTGGGATATTAACAATACCTTCGAACGTTACAAAAGTGCAAGTAGTGGCTCAGATAACCTCAACAGTTGCTGGCCCCACACTAATGGTGGTTAAAAATTCAGATACAGCTTCCCCAGAAGCTAAGGTTGACTGTGTCGGTACTCACTCTCAGATTATCTCTCCTGAATTTGATGTAGTAGCAGGAGACATAATACAAATACATTGTTCAGATATCGGTAGTATCCTAAACGGAACAAGTCATCTCAGCATAAGAACACTGGAGAAGACAGTATGAGTAACACTCATGCAACCAGAGACCTACTAGGTATAGTCCTAAGAAAAGGTTCCGACTATGATGCTTTTGCTGCCTTACTAGACCTGCATGAGTTTGTATACGTTATACGCTTCAAACGTATATTTTATGTAGATGGTACTTTGGCTACTTTTACTCTAGAGGATTATGCAGATATCGAGAGCCTCGAAGTAGCGACACCCCTTAAGATGGAACCACAAGGTGCGGTTGATGTAATAGATGCGACAGTTATTGGTAACGACCCTACCGTAAATGGTTTTATTGAAAACTCTGAAACAGACCCATTTAGTAGTTGGGCACCGCATCGTATTGTGAGACGGAAGAACCCCTTTAGGCAAGAAGGTGTAGCTGTGACACATCGCCGAACATTGCCTTACCGTTCGCAGCGAACAGGCGAGGGAGTTGATGTATATATACTGGACGCGGGTTTTGATTCTGATCATGTAGAATGGAAAACAGGGGAGGTTGAGTGGTGTGGCGGCACAAATGATGCATCGAATGTAGACGTAGGCGATACCACTTTCACCCATAGATTTTCAAACATTAAACATGGGCAATTGGTAACCTCGTGTGCAGTAGGTCAGCACAATGGTATAGCTAGAGATAGCCATTTATTCTTTTCGGGGATTGAGGGCGATGTAACACATTCAGAAGAGGCATGGCTCGGACTGTTTGAGGTAGCATACGATCATTACATGTCGCGCTCTGCCACTAATCGCCCCGCTGTTTTGAATTGCTCTTATGGTACGATAAGAAATGATCTTACACCTTCAGCAGCAGCAGCCGCAGGTTATGAAGCAATGATGGATGATGGGTTAATTATTGTCATACCTGCTGCAAATAGTAAATGGGATTTAGATACAGATTTTGTACTCCCTTGCGAATCCCACCCCGATATTATAGTGGTTGGCGCAACATCATGTTTCGACACCCCTATGTTCTTAAGTACCTCCTTGATGTTCATGTCAGGGTATGGCTCCAATGTGGATATATGGGCACCCGGTCAGAAGGTTCTTTGCGCCTCTCCCTTTTCAACCCCACGTCAGTATGGAGTGGGTAGCGGTACCAGTTTTGCTGGCCCACATACCTCTGGTGTGATTGCTTGTATGCTACAAGGCTACCAACGATTAACAAACATTGAACAGGTTCGCTCAGTTACTCAGAAGCTGATAGATAACAGCACCAAAGGAGAGTTACGTTTTGGTGACGCATATTATGGCGATGGGGTTGCTCATGACAGATTGTTATACCTTGACCCTCATGCAGATTTTGAAGAAATTGATGGATTGGTGCCCTTATGAAACTACTTACAGGCTCGCATGAAGTAGTAATTAATTTTACTGTTGCAGACGGGAGGACGTTAGAATATAGTCAGACTATAGAGGTATTAAGTAGTGATAGCTTAGAAGGACAAGCAGAGGTAGAATTACTTACATTAACCCCTCATCAAGCTACAATTGATGGGACGGAACTACTCGAAGTCCCTGCCAAAACTGAAACACTGCACATGGTCACCTGGCCAGCAGCAGTGACAGTGCCAGGCAACGTGGTCACTCAAGCTACTACTGAAGAACTGGTATTAACTACATACCCAGCCAGTATTTCAGCAGGTGCCCTAGTAGAGGCGGCAACAGAGTCTCTGACCATTACAACCAATCAAGCGTCTATAGGTAGAGATGTTGACGTAGAAGCTGCCGAAGAGTCTCTTACAATAACTACTAATGCTGCTACGATAGAAAGCTCTGGAGCCACTACCCTCACAGCACAAGATATAACTAATATAGTAGATGCCTTGTTTGCTAAAGTGATAGAAAATGGGGAAACCTTTGAACAGCAACTTAAGCTAATTAGGGCAGAGGCTGCTGGTAAGGTGGCTGTCAGTGGTAACACTGTTACCTTCAGAGACGCAGCAGACACTACGGACAGGATAGCTGCTACAGTCGATAGTAACGGACAACGGACAGCAATCATCACGGATGTGAGTTAATGTACGGCAGTAACTACCACTCTTCTAACTACTATAGTTCAAGCTACTATAGGCCTGCGGAGGAGGAAGAGGTAGAGAAGCCGTATGCTGGTGGTGGGGGAATGTCTGGAAAGAGAAGACGCCTCCTTAAACAAATAGAAGAAGAGGACGAGATAGTGATGGCTTTCTTAGCTTCTTTCTTGCAAGTGGTGGACTTATGAAAGTGTTAGTGTTGTTGTTGAGCTTGACCTTAGCGTCTTGCTCAGCTCTTGATGTAGCAGGGATGTTGTTTGATAGTGGGGGTGGGCCTAGCTTAGAAGTAGACACCACCATAGGCGACAAGGAAGAGTCAGTGGTAGGTAGGGTGGGGGATACGTCTGAGGTAGTGTCAGAGAGCATTACAGGAGGTGTGAACACCACTAACGTAGAGGAGATGCCCCCTTGGGTAGTGTTGTTGTTAGTATTGGGCTGGCTACTACCAGCTCCACAGGTGATGTATAATGAAATTAAGAGTTGGTTTAAGAGGGGTAGGAGATGATATCTGACCTGCCAGATTGGATAACTGCGGGGACAGCTGTTATAGCTGTGTCTGGGGGGCTCTTAGGTGTATATACTACCACTCAAAGCAAAATGGATGTTGCAGATGAGAGGCTTGCTAATGTTATAGAGGTAGTTGAGGTGATGGCTATTGAACAGAGGAGGCAGGATGAGGAACTCCACAGGATGGCAGAGGCAATTGCTAGAGGTCAGGTTAGCATGTCCTACCTGAAGGAAGGGCAAGATAGGATATATTCTGAAGTGAATGGGTTGAGTAGAATGTTAACAGCTAGATAGCACAGGGGGAAGAGTCGAAAGGCTCCTCCCCCTTTTTTACGTCCAAAGGAAAGTGAAGGTTCGTCTATTAGAAGCTTATCTCACAAGCTCCTCCAGCACATGCCGCTTCTCCAGATAGGTCTGTGTTATCAACCTCTTCTGTGACCTTCGACAGGTCAATTGCAGTGAGGGAACTTTCCAGTTCATAGTATCTAGCTTCTGTAATGTCTTCAAATGGTGCTTGGACATAGGAGCCACCATCGTAAGGAAGGACACTAATTCCGTTATATTCATTTCTATTGCTCCACATCCAGTCAATGCAGCCTCCCCATTCATCATCCTTTAGACTAATAGTGCAGCTAACATTATGAGTGTTGTCCCCAGACACATGCCCATGGCGAACCCAATCAAGATTAAATAACCTAACTCTGTCGAGGAGAGATTCTGGGGATTCCGTACGGAGTATAGCACCTCTCGGAGCAGCCTGAGGAAAAGACAATACCGCTCCCTTAGGATTGAACACGTCATCCTCCACCAGCTCCGGCATTTCCTTAACCATGTAACTATATAGTGCTTCATCTTTCCCCACCCTCATTCTTCTAATGTAATAACTATTATGCCAAGCATGAACACCTGAGCTACTGCCCACAACAAGGCTGCTAGTACCGCTTGGCTTAACAGTAGTGGTACGAGCAGCAGGGTTGATACCAATAAGAGCAGCCACCCGCTTGTTTTCTTCAACCACTTCATCAGCAGCCTCCCGTAAGTTAAGTTTAAGTACAGCACCAGAGCCGATGCCAGTCATCCCTACACCAATGAGTGCCTCTTTGGACGTAGTTTCTTTCCAGATTGGACGGAGGTAGTGGAAGTCTGTATAGCCTGCTTGTAGCGTCCCTATGAGGCTTGCAGCCTTAGCTCTAGCATTCAAGTCATGTTGATCTTCTACATCATCTGCATTTAACTCGCATAAATTCGTTTATGTTAAACACAGTTCGTTAGGCTGTGCCGATTGATATGTAATAGTTTATAAAGGTGGACAGCTCTTCTGGAGTTGCTTGGCCTTTAATCGAGTTGGCTAGTGAGCTAACCACCCACACATTCCCCTTGACGTAGCCCCTTGCAGGGTCTCTTCTATCTAGGGAGGGGGAGTTCTTTTGTAGCTTGCCTTTGTGAACTTCTAACTTTAAGTTCATGATGGGGCATAGCTCTGGGATGTAGATGTCATCCAAGCTAAGGTCAAACTCAATACCTCTGGACTTGGCTCTCGCCTTAGCTCTTGCTAACATCTTAGACTCAGGAGACTTACACTTGACTCGCTCTGTGTTGCAAGACTTGCAAATCCTCATGGTGTCCTTCCCAATCCTCTCGAACCACTCTCCACACTTAGTACATTCTCTGTGTGTCTCGTTAAACTTATTACCTTCTCTTGTAGTTTTCATACTCTCTCCTAGTTTTGTATTAAAGCTCTGTTACAGAACTCTTTCTACTATATACTAGAAATATTGAGTTTTTCCGGTAATTATTTTACAAAAGAATCAATCCTATATGTTTCCATATAGACCAGACTATATCATCACCCCTGTGTCAGAGGGGGCATGGCGCTTCCAGATCACTTGATCTGTACGGGATTCATGTACTCAAAGAGTCCGTATTCCCTAGTCGTTGAACCTTCAAAGAGGTTGCCCTCTAAGCTTGGCTGCTGATTACCTTATGTTTCCACTTAGGCTTCCCAGCAATTCACCATGTTTTACTTCTGCTAATTATTAACAGAACTGGAACGGTCTAAGACCTATTTCACAGCAAGGGTTAGTCCCCCACTCCTCATTGGAAGTCCAGTAGATGCCCGGTTCACCAGCACCACTAGCCTCCACCACTTTCATTAGTTCGTAGAATTCTTCCTTTGCAACCTCACCCCTTGGCAGAACCACTGAGTTGTTTGCTCTTGCCCGATAGGGGCTATCTTCCCACCAGTTGCCTGACTTGCAGCGGAGCATTTCAGCATCCTCTCGGTCAAAGAGGGAGATGAGCGCAGCCCTGCGTATGCCGCCAGCAAGCACAGCGTCAGCAATAATACAACAGATGTCGTGGACTTCAATAGGGCGTAGTTGTCTTCCTTTAGCTTCATCTAGTTTTCCTTTTAATGTTTCAATGCAATGTTTTAGTGGAGCTGGCCCCGGAGCTTTTCCTCCAGTAGTAATAAGGGCCGCACCTTTCTCTCTAATGTCTCGATAGTCAAATACAGGCTCCTGCTTTCCAAGGAAGTGTGCTTCAACCAAGACTTTAATTGCGTCTGCCCACCCCTCAATGCTGTCTCCAATGAGAAATCTTCGAGCTTCAGGAAGAGTTCCTTTAACTGTTGGAAGTTTATCAACCCATATCTTTTGCACAGAGTAGCCTCCTCCAGTACCTCCAAGGAGGAGGAACATAAGCTCACTGAATCCATCAATGTGGTCGATTGGCAAGAAGGCACAGTTATAGATTCGGTTGTTGGCCACTTCAATGGGCCTACCTCCGAATTGTAGGGATCGCATAGATGGCAATACTTTCTTTGCATAGACATACTTATAAGCCTCTTCTATCTGGTCTGCTATCTGTGGATAGGAGCGTTGGTGCATCTCCTTGTTACGTGTTACCAACTCTTCCCATGTCTCTCTTCGTCCTTTCTCCTCAACATACTTAGCATACTTGTTGAAGATGGTTACGTCACTTAATATTTTATTACTTCTATTCACTAAACATCTCCATAATCTTACTATCACCAGTGAGGACAACCCCTCCTACAGACATACTAGGTATAGATCTAACACACCAGTCTTTAGCCAAGTCCTTCCCCTCTGTGGTGCCTATGTCAATGTATGTATACTCTACACCCCTCCCGTCTAAGAAGCTCTTAACACGCTTACAGGGGCCACAACTAGCCCCTCCTAACAATACACTAACCTTCTTCATCTTTTTCCCCTTCAGCTTCTTCTAAAGCTACCTCAATAAGTTTCTCTACATCCCCTGCTGTTAAGTAGAGGTCTTTACCATCTAGTACATTGTCCACTTGTTCTTGTGAGAAGAACCGTCCATAGATGGTGTGGTAGATGTGAGAGAGTCGCTTAGATGTAAACTCTGCTGACTTCAAGTTCTCATTAATCTTACCAAACTCACCACCACTTCCATCATGTAACATCACCTCACAGAATTCCCCTAGTAGGAAGTTGTGACATGCAAAGAACAAGAGGCTGCCAGCACTAGCCACTAGCCCATCAGCACTGCCTACAACAGTAGCTTCTGTCTGTGCTATAGCATGGATGATTTCTATGGCAGTGTTCAGGTAGCCACCTGGAGTGTTTAAGTGGAGGATGATTATGTCGTTAGCTGTAGCACTGTAGAGTGTGTCTAGTAAGTCAACATAGTCCTCACTGTCTCCCACCTCCCCATGAATGAAGAAGTGGTAGGTTATGCCAATAGGGTTGGCTCTTACATAGTCTTTATAATATAGGCTCATTTGACCTCCGAGTACATTTCCGCATAGTCTATCATGCTGCTAACTCCCATTGTTCAAACGCTTCTATCCAAGCTTTACATTGATCACTACGTAGTATGTCAGCCTTACCAAACTCTACGGTGTGTACATTCATCCTACAGTAGTCAATCATCTCTAGTAGTTCAGACAGTCCACTGCCCTTGAACTTAGGACTTATCTGAGCTACATCTCCACACAACACCACCTTAGACCACTTACCTGTACGGGTTAGGAATACTTTCAGTTGTTGAAAGCTCATGTTCTGACACTCATCTACAATGATGAAGGTGTTGTCAAAGGTGAGGCCTTGTATGAATTCAAGAGGCATGTATGTCAGTCTCTTATACTTCTCAAGCGTCTCCTGCTTCTTCTCATCTACACCATGAGCAGCAAAGTTCTGCTGTATGGGCCTCACCCAAGGATCAATCTTCTCTCGTTCAGTACCGGGCAGGAAGCCACTCTCCTTAGCAAAGGATACGTTAGGTCTTGTCACCATCACCTTCTGTCCCTTCCCCTTAGCTAGCCATTCAATGGCAGCTCCTACAGCACCATAAGTTTTCCCTACACCAGCTGAGCCATAGGCTATCACTGGCATAAGTGCTTTGTCTCTTAGTGCTAAGTCGTATAGTTCATGATTTTTAGTAGTCATCTTTCCACCTTATTTTTCCGTGTAGTGTTTCAAACATCTCAAACAACTCTCGCTTAGTGTAGAGAACGTCACCGTTGTTTAAGCCTCTGAGGAAAGTAGCAAAGTTTGCCCAGTCTCCCTTATGCATACATGGTACACCATACTCTAGTCCCCAAGGCTCATCAGGGACTCCCCTTATATCTATCCTACCTACACACCAGTGGTTGCCATGCTCTTCGCACCACTTTTTATTTATCGGCCCCATCCAATTCAGTGAGTAGGAGTAGGATTCATGATTCTTAGTTGTCATAAATACTTCTTCTTCAAGTAGTCCAGAGACAGCTCACAAACGTCAGCGCTCCCATCCTTCACATCATTAAGCTGCACTATGCCTCTCCAATGTTTGTTCCCCTGTGGGCCTTGATAACGCTCCTCATGGTCATAGAAGGCTCCAGCTACAATGCCTAGCCTTTGTGTACCATCAGACAGGAAGTGTTTCCCCATCTTGTACGTTTGGCTATGCCCCATGATAAAACTATGTCCTGCATTCTTAAGCATAGTATCTATCTGACCTCCTAGTGGTGCTCCCTTTACACTATGTGGATTTTGTATGTAGTGAGAGAAGCGTATGCCCTCTATGTTCTTTATCTTCAGGAAGTCCACCACCTCCCACCCCAGTCCCTCAAGAAACCTATTAGTCTTATCTTCAAGGAAGCCCTCAAGTATTGGGTGTTCCTCTATAAGTCTAGGTAGCCTCACTTGTGGGTCATGGTTGCCTACAATGTATGTCAGCTTAGGTCTGTATATTTTCTTCTTGTGCAACCTACGCTTACCATTATCCTTAATCATGGGAAGCATAAGTGCCATCATAGCCTCTTCACCAGCATCTAGGTCAGCCTTAAGCTTCTGTCCTTCAGCCTCTAGGTTGGTGTTGAAGCGACTAAGGGAGGGCATGTCCCACCAGTCCCCCATGACTACAATGTGATGTGGCTTATGCTTAACAATGTAATTGCCAGCTGCCTTGATGTGGTCTATGGGAACCCCTTGTCGTACTTGTGTATCTGGTATAACTAACAGTTTCATTCTATGCCCCTATTAAGTTCAGCCTTCACAGTGTCAAGTCCTTTGTTCTTAATGGCCATTAGCATAAGCCCCACACCAACACGCCCTGGCTCATCAAGCTTCTCCATGTAACATACAGCATCTTGTGGCCGTCCATTGTCCTTAAGGTTGGAGATGGTGG